TGTCGAAGCTCAATCAGAGGAGGAATCACAAGGAGATAGTGAACTTGGTGATTACTCAGAGAGAGTTAAAAAACGTATATCCAATCTTACTAGACGGTTAAGAGAGGAAGAAAGAGCTAAAGATAGTGCATATAATTATGCACAACAACTACAAGAGGAAAATAGAGGGCTTAAATTAAGAAGCTCTTCTCTTGATAGGTCTTATTTATCAGAAGCAGAAAACAGATTAAAATCACAAAGAGCACAAGCTCAAGCAGCTTTGAAAAATGCTCATGAGGTTTCTGATTACGATAAAGTTGCAAAAGCTCAAGATATATTAGCTAAGATAGCAGTAGAAGAAAGTAAGATACTACAAAGCAAAAGCCAAGTAGAGTACCAAGATCAACTTCAAGAAAATAATCAACAAGTGGTTTATGGTAATCCTCAAGGCTATCAGCAAAATGTACCTAACAATCAAACTGCTCCATCAGAGCCAGATCCTAAAGCCCAAAGTTGGGCAGATCAAAACACTTGGTTTGGTGAAGATGAGACTATGACACTAGCCGCTTTTAATATTCATAGGAAATTGGTTGAAGAAGAAGGCTTTGACCCAAAGTCAGATGAGTATTATACTGAGGTAGATAATAGAATCAAACAAGAGTTTCCGCATAAATTTGATGTGAAGCAAAAACCACAACAAAGAGTGGCATCTGCTAACAGAGCGGACACAAAAGTAAAAGGTTCAAAAAAACAAGTCAAGCTATCTCCATCGGAAGTAGCTATGGCAAAAAAACTTAACGTACCTCTTAGTGAGTACGCAAAACATGTTAGAAGGTAAACAAAATGGAAAGAGATAATAAAGGGAAATTTGTAAGCAATAACAGAGTGTCCCGCTCTGCTGAAACTCGTGTTAAAGAAGAAACACGCAAACCTTGGGCACCCCCAAGTATGTTAGAAACTCCACCTAATCCCCCAGGATATATCTATAGATGGATTAGAGCAGAAGTTTTGAATGAAGATGATAAAAAAAATGTCATGTCTAGGATGAGAGAGGGTTTTGAACTCGTTCGCTCAGAAGAGATAGGAGATTTTGATTTACCATCCTTACAAGACGGTAAGCACGCTGGTGTGGTAAGTGTAGGAGGTTTATTACTAGCTAAGATTCCAGAGGAAACAAGAAACGAACGTAACGCATACTACCAAGGCAGAACCGATTCTGCTCAAGAAGCGGTAGATAACGACCTCATGAAAGAATCTGATGCTCGTTCTCCAATAATGTCTCCAAGGAGAACTTCAAGTGTTACATTTGGAGGCGGTAAAAGAAAATAATTTTTTAAGGAGTTATTATGGCAAATCAAGATGCCCCTTTTGGGTTTAAGCTGGTTGGATCACTTGGTAGTGGTGGACAGAGTGGTTCTGTGCACGAGTACAATATCGAATCAGGTTCTACTCAAGGAATATTTTCTGGAGATCCAGTAAAACTGTTAACTGGTGGTTTCATCGACGTAGCTGATGCCGCTGGTGACGTAAAAATTTTAGGTATTTTCAGAGGATGTAAATTCGTAAATTCAAGTAGCAAAGAAGTAGAATTCTCTGCTCATTTCCCTGCTGCCCAAACAGCAACAGGAGATATTGTAGCCTTTGTTGAGGATAACCCTCTAAATCTATATGAAGTACAATGTACTGGTTCTTTAGCTAGAACAGATATTGGTGCTAATGTAGATATAGCGTATACAGCCGGTTCGACTTTAAACGGTCAATCAAAAGCTGAAGTTGCTAGTTCATCAGGATCAGCTGCTGCTAACTATAGAATAGTTGGTGTGTCAAAAGATTCTGAAAATGACGAGCTTGGTTCAGCTAATGTAAATGTTATCGTAAAGATAAATGAACACGCTTATGAAAACACAGCTGGTGTTTAAGGAGTAAATAATCATGGCAATTAATAGAGCACAATTAGCAAAAGAACTAGAGCCGGGCTTAAATGCCTTGTTCGGTATGGAATATGCACGTTACGATAACGAACATGCAGAAATCTATGAAGAAGAATCATCAGACAGAGCTTTTGAAGAAGAAGTAATGATTGTTGGCTTCGGAAATGCCCCTGTAAAACCAGAGGGTGAAGGTGTTTCATTCGACAACGCAAACGAAGGCTTTACTGCAAGATACGAGCATGAAACAGTTGCACTTGCATTCGCTTTAACAGAAGAGGCTGTTGAGGACAATCTGTATGACAGGCTTGGTTCTCGATATACAAAGGCTTTAGCTAGAAGTATGGCAAATACTAAGCAAATTAAAGCAGCAAATGTATTGAATAATGCTTTCTCAAGTTCATTCCCTGGCGGTGATGGAGTTTCTCTAATTAACAGTTCACACCCACTTTCAAGTGGTGCTGTATCTGCTAATAGAGCATCAACATTTGCCGATTTGAATGAAACTTCAATAGAAGATGCACTTATTAGAATCTCTACTCAAACAGATGATAGAGGTCTTAATATTGCTCTCCAAGGTGTAAAATTAATAGTTCCACCACAACTTCAATTTGTGGCTGATAGACTATTAAGCTCACCAGGAAGAGTAGGAACTTCTGACAACGACATTAACTCCGTTGTAAACCAAGGTATGTTACCAGAAGGATATGTGGTTAATCATTACTTAAATGATCCAGATGCATATTTCTTTAAAACAGATGTACCTGACGGATTTAAGTATTTTGTTAGATCTCCAATGCAAACTTCTTTAGAAGGAGATTTCGATTCTGGAAACATGAGATACAAAGCTAGAGAGAGATACTCATTTGGGTTCTCTAACTGGAGATGTGTTGACGGTTCTCAAGGAGCTTAATTAAGAACTCGTAGTACAGTTTTTAACTCAGTATTACAAAGGGCCTTTAGGGGCCCTTTTTTTTTGACACATAAACTTACTTATAGTATATTCATGATGTTACTTGGAGTAGATGCATGAGTAATTTGAGTCAAATAATAGGAGAGTCAACATCCTTATCTGACAGCCCTTGTATTGGTAGATGCAGCACAACTTGGGGAGATGTCATATGTAAGGGGTGTGGCAGATCGGAAAAACAGATAAGAGATTGGCACTCTTATACATCTTTAGAAAAAAAACTGATAAACTTATCTTTATCTAAAAAATTCTTTTTAAAAAATATGGATGAAAGAAAAAAATCTCTAGAAGAGATTGAGAAAAAAATATTTTCTGCTAAATGTTTAGTAGAAATGATTGGTGCCGATTTATTAGATATTTGTGGAAAAGACCCAAAAATAAAAAATACTTATCAAGAATTATACAAAGCAGTAAAATCGCTTGAAAAGGGTAAAGATGATTTACCTGTTGATATATAGTTAAGCCTAATATAAAATTTAGTTATTAGCATAATGAGGCGCATGAAGCGTTCCATTTAAAAAGAAAGGAGTTCTTATGTCTAATCCACATTTTCAAAACCAAATTTTATGGGCAGGTAATACTGTCTCCTCTAAGTCCAAAAAGGACTTACCTATGTTTCAACCATATCCGTCAGATCAAACGTATTATGGGTATTTTAATGATTTCATGAACTATGTATCTGGTGATTGGACTATCACATCAACAGATGGTGGTGGTGATTCTGGTGAAGTAATTCAAATCACAAGCGGAGCTGGTGGTCAACTTATAGTTACTACTAATGATGCAGACAATGACTCAGAAGAGTTACAGCTAAAAGGTGAATCATTTTTAATAGATGGTAATAAAAGAGCATTTTTCTCATGCAGATTTAAATTAAGTGATGTTACACAATCTGATGCTTTAATCGGTTTAGCAATAACCGATACAACAGCTATTGATGGTGTTTCAGATGGCATCTTCTTTACTAAAGATGATGGTGATACTAATTTAGACTTTGTAGTTGAAAAAGATTCTACAGAAACTGAGAGTGCAGGCATCCACACTATGGTGAACGATACTTTTGTAACGGCATCATTTTTTATTGATCCTAACTCTAGTCAAGTATTCTATGCTATCAATAACGCAGAGCCAGTAGGGGTAGTTAATACCAACCTACCTAACAATGAAGAGCTTACAGTCACACTTGCAGTTCAAGCAGGTGAGGCAGCAGCTAAGAGTCTAGTTGTTGACTATGTAAGTGTATTGGTAGAAAGATAATGGCTGACACAGTTACATCACAAATAATTCAGGACGGTCAAAAAAAGGCCGTCTTGAAATTTACTAATGTCTCTGATGGTACAGGTGAAAGTAATGTTGTCAAAGTAGATGTTTCTAGTTTACAAGCAAATGGAAGTGGAGCTGCTTGTACTGGTGTAACAATTCAAAGAATTTATTGGGCATGTCGTGGTATGGGTGTCAATTTACTTTTTGATGCTACTGCCAATGTATTGATAACTGGTTTGCCCGCAGACAGCACGGGTGATGAATACTACGACAATTTTACTGGTATTCCTAATAATGCAGGCTCTGGAAAAACAGGAGACATTTTATTTACTACAGTAGGGCATTCAAGCGGTGACACATATTCAATAATCTTAGAGCTTGTAAAAGAATACTAAGGATTATTTGAATGGCTCGTAAAAGAGACAAACAACCACCAAAAACTAAAAAGTATTTCAGACCCACAAAAAAGGGTGCTGGCATGACAAAAGCTGGAGTTGCCAAATACAGGAGAGACAATCCTGGTAGTAAACTCAAAACAGCAGTTACTAAAAAGAAAAATCTAACAAAAAAAGAAAAAGCAAGACGTAAATCTTTTTGTGCCAGATCCGCTGGTCAAATGAAAAAGTTTCCTAAAGCAGCAAAAAATCCTAACTCAAGATTAAGACAAGCAAGAAGACGTTGGAGATGCTAGATGCCTAGAAAAGCTAAGGGTCTTGCTAGAGATCATGTGCCTGTTTGTGGGAGAAGAGGTAAAAAAACATCAATAGGTTATAATAATATCGGTACTTCTACTATGAACAAAAATATGAAAAGAAGTTTTAAAAAATATAGAGGACAAGGATTATGATTAGAAGGCTAAAAAAAGTATCACGACAACTTAACAAAGCATCTAGGCTGCACAAAAAACAATCTAATACCATAAAAAAAATAATAAAAGATGAGCAAAAAAAGGGATCCAAAAGTAGGAACAGGAAAAAAACCAAAAGGTAGTGGTAGACGGTTATATACTGACGAAAACCCAAAAGATACTGTATCTATAAAGTTTGCAACACCAGAAGATGCAAGAAAGACTGTCAAAAAAGTTTTGAATGTTGGTAAGTCTTTTGCTAGAAAAATACAAATATTAACCGTAGGTGAGCAAAGAGCAAAAGTTATGGGTAAAAATATGGTAGCAAGTATTTTCAAAAAGGGTAAAGACAAAGTAAGAAGAAAACATGGTAAGATAAAGTAATGGCTAAGAAAGTAAAAAGTAAAGGTAAAATATGTCCAAAGGGAAAAGCATGGGCTAAAAGAACTTTTGATGTTTACCCAAGTGCTTATGCAAATCTAGCGGCATCTAAATATTGTAAAGACCCAAATTACGCTAAAAAGGCAAAAGGTAAAAAAGTTAAAAAATCTCGTGGTGGGTTAGTTTCTATTAGAGGACAAGGCGCAGTTTTACAAGATAGATTGAGATGAGCAAAGGACAACTACAATCTTGGTTAGATGAAGAATGGGTTCGTATGGATGCCAAAGGCAACATTATTGGCTCATGTGGAGGCAGAAAAAAAGCAGAAGGCAAACCAAGATGTTTACCAAAGAAAAAAGCACAAGGTATGTCAAAAGAAGCTAGAGCAAAAATAGTACAAAGAAAAAGAAGAGAAGATCCAAACCCAAACAGAAAAGGTAAACCTATAAATGTTTCAACTAAACTTAAAGAAGGAGGCTTTGTGAAACTTAGTAAAAAAGCAGATTTAAATAAAGACGGTAAATTTTCAAAGTATGAAAAAGCTAGAGGTATGGCTATACAAAAGGCTATGGCAAAGCAGAATAAAGTTAAAATGAAAAAAGGTGGCTTTATCGCAAAAGGTTGTGGTAAAGTTATGTCTGACAAACGTAAAGTCACAACAATGAGTTAGGAGTTAATATGCCAGGACATTACAAGAAAAAATCAAAAAACAGTAGCATGATGAAGAAATCTAAAGGCGGTAAAGTCATGAAGAAATCCAAAGGTGGAAAAGTCATGAAGAAGTCTAAAGGTGGCATGATGATGAAGAAATCCAAAGGTGGCATGATGATGAAAAAGTCTAAGGGCGGAATGATGATGAAGAAGTCTAAAGGCGGCAAAGTCATGAAAAAATCTAAGGGTGGCATAATTGCAGGTAATGCAAACAGAAGAAGACAAAAATTTAAAAAATAATTAGTGTCACATTTAATAAGTAACATTCCACATTTTAAGTGTTGGGTGCGGAGAGAATTTACACATAATCATGAAAAATATCATGACGAGTATATACATGCTCTAGCAATAGCCGTAAATACAATTCCAGACAGATCGTTAAGTTTCCAAGTAGTTTTTACTGGTGAAGAATCTAATTGTGATGATAATGACGAACCAAATATTCATGGAGGTGCTATGTGGGCTCGTATGCCTATACAAGCGTTAGTGGCTGATATGCCTATGGAAGATTTTCCTAAACCGATGCAAAATCATATTGCACAACCTTGGGATTGTGAATCTAGAGAACATTCAGTTATTGTAATGGATAGAGTAAGCTCTTCACCTTGGTTAGCTAAGATTGATGGTAATTTTTTTACTAGCAAATATTTGTTTACTGTAGATTATACGAATTCACATATTGCAGATGATTCTGCACAACACAAACAAAGTCATGTATTATATATAACAGAGGATTGTGAATGGAAAGGTAATTTAGTTGCTTTACCAAATAATAGGGTAAGAGCTACAAGCCCTGCTCTTTGGGTAACTGGAGAAGGTGCCCCAGACTTTAAACCGTCACAATGGACACACTCAGCAGAGGGGCATGAAAGTTATCTTGATCCATCAATTACCTTTAATAATTTATATGAAGAATAATGGCAGTATCAGGTAGTACAAATTTTGAACCCAACATAACAGAGTTTATAGAAGAAGCCTATGAGAGATGTGGTATAGAGCTTAGAACTGGATATGATCTAAAGTCAGCAATTAGGTCTGCTAATCTCATGTTAGCTGAGTGGGCTAACAGAGGCTTAAACCAATGGACAATAGAAACTGGCACACAAACTGTTACAGAAGGTACTGCTAGTTATAATTTAGGCACAAATGTGATAGATATTTTAGATGTGGTTGTAAGAAGAACAGATGGTTCTACAACTACAGATATAAACATGGATAGAATATCTAGGTCAGAATATTTTAATATACCGAACAAAGCTACAAAATCTAGACCGTCACAATTTTTTCTTGATAAACAAAACAACCCAACACTTTTTTTATATCCCGCACCAGAAAACTCTACAGACATTATAAGATTTAGTAAATTAACAAGAATGGATGATGCAGATAACGCAAGAAACACTATGGATATACCATTTAGATTCTTTCCTTGTTTTGCAGCAGGTCTTGCTTATTACATAAGTATAAAAAAAGCACCACAAAGAACAGCAGAACTTAAAGCTATATACGAAGAAGAGTTTAGAAGAGCGGCAGATCAAGATGAAGATAGAGCCTCTTTTAAAATTAGACCTTTCTCTAGAGGTGCTTATTAATGTCATATGCAGTAGGTAAATTTGCCTTAGCCCATTGTGATAGATGTGGTTTTCGGTATAAACTATTAGAACTTCGTAAAGAATGGAACGGTCTTAAAACTTGTCCAGAGTGTTACGAAGAAAAACACCCACAATTAGAACCACCTACACAT